TTTTAAAGTATTGCTATAAGTAACTTCTTTTTTTTATTTTAGCTAAAACTTGTATATCTTACTTTTAGAAAAACTAAAATTATATACAATTATATATTAAACACATATATTTCTTGGAGAATATTAATGGCTCAAGTATTTGTATCTCCCGGTGTGTATACTCAAGAAATCGACCAGACATTTAGACCAAATGTAGGTGGTGGTGGTGTTGGTGGTGCGGCTATTATAGGTCTTAGTGAAAAAGGACCAGCCTTTGTGCCAGTAAGTTTTACCAACGCAAACACTTTTGCCAACAGATTTGGTGTAAAAACTGACGGTGCAGAGGGTTATACATATCAGGCGGTTAACGCTTATATGAATGAAGGTAATAGAACTACCTTTGTTAGAGTTTTAGGTAAAGATTCTGCCACTATGGGAAAAGCTGGTTTATTGGCATTCCCAGCCACTGGATCGGCTACAGCTTTGGATGACGTTAATAATGTAATATTAGGTATCGTTAGACAAAGAACTGGAACAGACACTATATCTATTAAAGGAAAAGCTGAGAATTTTGAATTAGTGGTTGGTTCATCAACAGCAAGTGGTCTAAGTATGGACCCACAAGCTGATGGTTTTATAATTAATAGATTGGGAACAGATGCAGTTAATGCTGATTCATCTAGCCCTCTTCCAGATGTCTTTGTTGATACTGTTTATGGATATGGCGTATCTAGTGTTACAGGTGAGATAGCTAATGGCTCCTCCGCGGTAGATGTTTCAGTTGATTTTGATTCAATCGGGGGTGGTTTTTCAGAAGCAGGAACTCCTTGGGTGGTTTCTCAGAACTTAGGAAATTCAGTATCTAATCTTTTTAGATTTCATTCAATTGGTTCTGGTGACGCTGAAAACAAAAGCATGTATGTTCAAATATCAAATGTTGAAGAGAATGAGGCAGATGAATGGCCTACATTTGATGTAACTGTTGTTGGTATTACAGCAAATCAAGGAACAAATCCCGGATTTACAGATGCTGGTTGGTCAAAATCTTTTGGTAGTGTATCATTAAATCCCGAAGCATCTAATTACATAGCTAAAGTTGTTGGTGACGCTTATCCAGTGTATGATTTCAGTGAAACACCACCATTAGTAACATACAATGGTGAGTATCAAGTAACAAATAATTATGTTAGAGTTGAAGTAGCTAATAATATAACATCTTCACACAAGCCAGCTGGCGCTCGTGGAATATCTAGCATTGAGTATAATGTTGGTAATTCTGTTGCAATTGCTCCATTGTCATATAAAATAAATCATAATTCAATTGGTGGTGGGCTAGAAGCATTAATTGGTATTGATTATTCAGACAACGGTATGGTTGATAGACTTAAGAAAACATCAACAACTGTTGGTTCATCAACAGCTACAGACGCATTAGTTACAGAAAAGGGTTATTTGACAGTTTCTGGAACTGGCGAAGGTGGTGTGTTGAATCTTACTGAACAAACAGTGTCATATAACTTTGCGGCCACAGCTGCAAACACGCACACTATTACTCTTAGTGCAACATATGATGTATCAGCTGATGATAAAATAACTATCTCAGGCGCAGATGCGCCGGGTGAACTCATCGGAACGTTTACTGTCTTTGGCCAGTTGGGCTCGAATGTAATTGCTATTGCGAATGATGAGGATGGATCGGCCCAAGCTAGCTCGACCGGCTCTAATATTGCTGGATTGAGTGTTACAATTGAATATTCTTCAAAAACAAATAATATAACAGAGTTTGAAATAATTGATACAACACAGAATACAACTCAATTTAATCAAAATGATTTAATTAGGTTTAATGTTCCATTTACGGGTGGTTTTGATGGTTTTGATTATAGAACTGATAAAGTCAAAGCTCTTAATGCATCAACAGATAGTTTAAGTGCCTCATATATTGACGCAATTAATATTCTAAGCAATCCAGATATTTATGATTTTGATATCTTGGCAACACCCGGTGTTCACAGTGCAAATGTTGGTGAAATTCCACAATTAGCCATTAATATGGTTAAGGGTAGAGGTGATGCATTTTATCTATTAGATATTGGAACAGACGCTTCTGATATGGACGCTAATGGTAGAATGTCTATATCATCTGCTTTATCCGAGGTGGCAAAATATGACAGCAGTTATGCTGCTACATATTATCCTTGGATTAGATTTCAAGGTAAAGTAATTCCTCCATCAATTCAAATGTTAGGTGTATATGCATTTAATGACAGAGCTGGTGGTCCTTGGTATGCACCTGCAGGGTTTAGAAGAGGATCTCTTCGTGGTGGTATTACTCCAACAAGACCTTTGACACAATCTCAGAGAGATGAATTATACAAGGAAAATATCAATCCAATTTCTTCATTTACAAATCAAGGATCAGCTGTTTTCGGCCAGAAGACATTGCAGAGTAAGGCATCTGTTCTTGATAGAGTTAATGTTAGAAGAATGTTATTAAGTGTTAGAAAAGACATTTCAAGAATTGCTCGCACATTCTTGTTCGAGCAGAACTCAGCCACAGTTAGAGAACAACTACTAAATAGAGTTAATAATGTTCTATCTAGTGTTCAATCAGCCAATGGTTTAACAGAGTTCAGAGCTATTCTTGATGAAACAACAACAACACCCGATTTGATTGATAGAAATATTATGATGGGTAAGATCTTCCTAAAGCCAACAAGTGCTGCAGAAGTTATTGTCTTTGATTTTACAGTATCTCCTCAAGGCGCGAGCTTTGATGAGGTTTAATAACTAGTCAAATTTTTACTTATGATTGTATTTATATTAAATGCAATACAAACGGAGATAAATAATGGCAACACCATTTGAAGTAAATGTAATGTTGGCAGATACATTTGAACCCAAAAGGCAGAATAGATTTATCTTTCAGTTCGCTGATGATACAATCCCTGCTTTTGTGGCTCGCACAACATCTAGACCTACTTACACTGCCGCTCCAATCACTATTGATTATTTAAATCAGAAGAGATATTTGGCTGGTAAGGGTGAGTGGGGAACAATTTCTATGTCACTATATGATCCAATCGCTCCATCTTCAGCTCAGAAGGTTATGGAGTGGGTTAGACTTCAACATGAGACCATCTCTGGTCGTGACGGATATGCAGCCTTCTATAAGAAGAACATTTCACTAAAGGCTCTAGATCCAGTAGGAGCTACAGTTGAAGAGTGGGATCTACGTGGGTGTTGGTGCACAGAGGTTAACTTTGGCGCATATGATATGGCCAATGGCGAACCAATGAATGTCGATATCACAATTAG